GTGCCGTCGCTGTGGTGGATGACATAGGCCCCGACCTCGCAGGCGGGTGCGCCGTTGCCGGTCCAGCGGAAATTGGAGATGCGCGGAAAGTCCGGGTCGCCGTCGTAGTATTCGAGGTCGCAGAGGGAGCCGACGAGCGGCGGACAGACCACGCCGCGATTCGGCCCGGCCCACATGATGGGGATTTCCACGCGGGGAACGACCGGCTCGTTTTCGTCCACGGATTCATCATTGCGCAACGGCTGCACGTCCGCCCAGTACCGGCCATCCTCGGCGGGATAGGTGGCGACGATCTTGGCCTTGCGCACCACGCGGTAGTAGGCACGAAGATTGGGCATGGCGATCTCGACGACGCGCTGAATAAGCGCCTTCAGGTCGGACGGATTAACCACGTTCCCTCCCGTACCGGATTTTGGTCCTGATCTGCTCCGGCGTGACCTCGTGGCGCACGTCCAGCGCTCGGAGCGTCCGGTCGACGCCGAGGCGTGTATCAATCAGCCGGAAACGGCGGGAATGCGACAGGCCCGGCAGCAAGGCGGTCTCCACCTGGTGGAGGCCGTCTTTTACGTGGGCGGGCAGGTGGCGGATCAGGTTCTCGCCGGTGGCGATGACCGGCACGTCGCCGGGCTCGTCGAAGTCGCCGAGGTTGAGGCCATCGGCCCCGAGCCAGAGCGCGGCCCGACGCATGTCATGGCCATAGGCGCGGTGCAGGGAATGGAGCAGTTGCAGCACGGCCTGCCAGACCGGCAGCGTGGACACGGGCAGGCGCGGGATGATCTCGTCGGGGATGTCAATCCGACCAAGGGGCAGGCCCGCGTGGCTGAGGATATGGCGGGCGATGGAGCGGCTGGAATCGTCCGTGTAGCACTCGGTGATAAAAGTGCTTGCCAGGGGCAGCGCCAGGCTGTCGGCGGTCAGGCGGACCTGATCGCGGGAGACGCGGTCCAGGGCGCGGAGCGTCCCCTGCCACACGGCGGACTCGCCGCCGCGATAGCCGTACTCGATGCGCACCGGATCGCCGTAGGTAAATAGGTCTCCGGCCATGCCCTCGGGATCGGGGACGTGGACGTGGGCCATGTCGAGCGGACGGTGCCGGACGGACAGAATTTCCAGGCGGGGGCAACGCTGGATGACGTTGCCGCCGATTTCGATATGCAGACGGACACCGGCGATCATCGGGAACGCTCCCCTATGGACACGTCGAGGCCGGGGCCGATGCCGACCGTGACGACGGGTTTGCCGACGCGCTTTTCCGCCCGGATGATGGGCGGGCGGTGCTCGGTGAACCGGAGCGTGGCGAGGATCACGTCGTCCTGGTCGGATTCGGACGAATCCAGCCCGGCGAAGACTACGCGCTCGATGCCCCGCGCCGAGACATGGGCGTTCGCCACGTCCAGGACGCGGGGATTCGCGCCGTTGTCGTGGCCCCGGAACAGCGCGTCCAGGGCGGCGAGCTTGTCGTAGCAGGTGGTCTCGTCCGTGAGCAGCTCCACCGTCAGCGTGATCGCGCTGTCGTCCCATCCCTTTGGGGTCTTGGTCTTGCCGGACAGCCCGTCGCGCTCGGCTTCGTCGAAGACCACGGCTCCGCGCACGTTCAGGGACTTGAGGATGCCCGGCACGAGCTTGGAGCCGAGGCGCACCTCGCCGTGGGAAAAGGTCAGCATGCCGTCCATCAGTCCCACCCTCCCGACTCCGGGCCGGAGCCGTCGTGCTGGGCCACGAGCTGTTGCAGCGCCGCCATGAAGCCGTCCGCGTCCTGCACGCCGGGCAGGGTCACGGAAAGGTGCTGGATGGTGACGGTGTTGCCCGACCGGCGGACCGAGGCCCGGTCCGGCGCTGGGGCGTGTGCCGGGACCGGGGCCGGTCCCTGGATGGAAGAACGAGCGGGCGGGGCGACCGCGAGATTGGCGGCCACGGCCACGCCCGCCAGGGCCGTGGTGGCGGTGGCGTGCAGGTTCGGGGCGGCGGCGCGGATGCCGGTGCCGAGGGTATCCATGATCTTGGTGCCGGACAGGGTCAGGGCCGAGAGCGGCCCTTCCTTGGCGTCGGAAAACGGCAGGAGTTGGCGGACCTTTTCCAGGCCGGACTTGACCAGATCATACGGCATGGTGATGACCGACTTGATGCCGTCCGCCAACGTCATAAACAGCTTGCGGCCCGATTCGGTCAGGTCGATGTCGAACAGGGAGGTCAGCCGGTCCCACAATGCCCCGGCGGCGTTGTAGATGTCGGTGAAATAGTAGGCGAACGCGCCCATGATGCCCGCGCCGGAAAGGATGGAGAAGAAGTCGGCCACCGCCGAGGCCGCCGCCTTGATGTTGTCCCACAGCATCACGAATCCAGCGGCCAGATCGTCCATGATCTCCCGCGCCTGGTCGCAGTTGTTGTACAGGGCGATGAGCCCGGCCACGAGGCCGACCACAGCCAAGACGATCAGTCCGAGGGGGTTGGCGAAAAGCACGGCATTGAGCGCCGCCCATGCGGCGGTCCCGGCCCATACCGCGCCGGACAGGAGCGTGACGGCGATGACCGTCACGGAGAGCACGGCGGCGGTGGACAGCAGGAACTTGCCCACCGGGTTGGCGGCGATCATGTCCAGCCCGCGCACCACCCAGGTTGCCACTTGGGCCACAGCCCGCATGGCGGGCAGGAAGAGCGAGCCGATGGTGATTTGCAGGGACTCGAAGGCACTGCCGAGGGCCTTTTGGTCCCCGGCCAGGTTGTCGTTCTGCCGGGCGGCCACCTGGGCGGCGGTGCCTGCGGCGGCGAGCTGGTCGGCGTATTCGGTGATGCCGCCCGCCCCGGCCTGATCGAACAGGGCCAGCACGGCGCTCATGGCCTCGGTGCCGAAGACGGTCTTGGTGAAGGCCATCTTCTGGGCGCTGCCCATGGATTCCGTGGCCCGTGCCATGTCGCCGAGAATGGCGATGGGGTTGCGCAGGTTGCCCACGGTATCCATGGTCTCAATGCCGAGGGCGGCCATGGATTTGGCGGCCTCGGAGGACGGCGCGGCCAGCCCGTTGAACATGGCGCGGAGCGCGGTACCGGCCTGCGAGCCCTTGATGCCCACGTTGCCGAGCAGCCCGGCCATGGCGGCGGTGCCCTCCAGGGACACGCCCGCTTTTTCCGCCACCGGGGCCACGTATTTCATGGTCTCGCCGAGCAGCTCCAGGGAGGTGTTCGAGGTGGTAAACGCGGCGGTCAGCGTATCGGCGACGCGCGGCATCTGCGCGGCCTGCATGTTGAATGCGGACAGGATGTCGGACGAGATGTCGGCGGCCCGGCCCAGGTCGGTGGCTCCGGCGCTCGCCATGTTCAGCACGGCAGGCAGTGCGGCGATGTTCTCCTTGACCGAGAACCCGGCCATGGCGAGGTACTTCTGCCCTTCGGCCACCTGCATGGCGGACCATGCCGTGGTGGCTCCCAGCTCGCGGGCCGCGCCGGAGAGCGCCCGCATGTCTTCGGGCGTGGCGCGGGACACAGCGCCCACGTTCGCCATGGCCGCTTCGAAGTCGGCTGCCGTGGATATGCACGGCGCAAGAGCCGCCAGGACCACCCCGGCGGCCAGGGCGATGGGCAACAGCGATTTCGCCAATTTCAGCGCCCCGGAACTCAAGGACCCGGCGGCGCTGTCTGTGGCGTGCATCTGCCCCGCAATCTTTCTCAGGGGTGCGGTGATCATGTCCACGAGGGACATGGATGCCATGACGCTGAAAATCTCCATGCGGCCAAGATAGCCGCATGGAGATTTTCATTCAGGAAACGGTGCAAGCTGTGCTTAAAAAAAACAAGGCTCTGCTTTTATATCAAAATCAACTTATCCCTGCATTAGCGTAACAACTTAGTTAAATTGCAATTGAATAGCTATTTGCTGTTTGTAATTTTGTCAAAAATTGCCCTGAAGGCATTTTTTATCAGAGCCGCTCCCTGCTGAGTAACATGGTCCTGATCGCTAAACAGTAATGTACCATTTCTTGAAGCATGCATAATATTACCGGATGTGATGAGAGGCCAAGGGTCTATCACATGAAAGTGTGCACTACGTATTGTATCTTGTGTTATTTTATTCCCAATATACCCACGCCTGACTTTTTCAGAATAATCCTGGCCGATTACACGTAGCGCTAACACGGGGTCATGTTTGAATTCAGGCACATCCTTGAC